CTCTAATTGTATAGTAGTTCCAGTCGCTATTATGTTATCGTTTATACCGGCAAATACTATTGTCTTATTGTTATAACTGGTCTCAATGTTCTGGTACAATACCAAGCCTGTGTTGTAATACTGTATCGCTTCTCCTATTGGATTCTTCAATTCATACTTCCAAGTTACATAGAAATATCCTGGGACTATTTTCTGGCCATTACTATTAGTACAACCTATGGCTAAGGCTATAAATATAAAGGGATTGGATTCTTGGTCAAACTGGCCCGCCATACGGTAAAGGTTGTATTGTAAATTACTTTTGGGTCGGACTATAGATGTAAACTTATTGTAGCATTGGGATAATTGTCCGCCGTTACTGGTCCTTAATGTTTGTTGTAATCCTTGGTTATTTGGGGCTTGGTTCCATATTGTTCCGGCTAGTACGTTACCTTGTTGTGTTACCGCACACTGGGGCACATAGGTTACCTCAAAATAGAGAGGTCTGTAATTCTGGTAACCTTGTGCGAGAGCACCTATCCTCGTACCTATCCAATACGCTGGGTTAGCTGGTATTATAGTTATAACTTGTGTGGTTTGTATTGGAGCAGTTAGGGTGTCGGGTATTGTATATATTAAATCTCTTCCACTAACTGTAGCCGATGTACCATTCTGTCTTAATATACGAAAATCTTTACTAAACTTGGTTCTTGTAGCCATGGGTATTGTGTTCCTTGGCTTTGTTTTAGGCTTCTTGGCTTTAAATATACGCTTATTTGTCTTAGTGTTCTTCTTTGGTCGCATTGTAAAATCTGTTTTGGCCCATTAATAAATCTAACTCATGTGGATCAAATTCACTGTTAATTTGGGCGTTTATCTTCCTCAATTCTTCTTTGTCAAATACTTGTGTTTGTACGGTGTAATATTCTTTCATACTTTCCCAATATGTTTTGTTCTCCTTCAACTTCACTCCGTTATTTCTAGTTTTAATTTCATACATTATTCGCATTCCTTCATTTTCCAATTCCAGTGTCTTCCTAATATTGTCGAGCATCATCTCTTGTTTCTCCAACTTGGCTACCTGTATTGGATATTTGTCTCTTAGCACTTCATACAATTTGTTCCAATGCCAGGCAGCTACATCAAACACATCTATTCCCTTATAACTGGCATTGAGGGATTGGGCCTGTTGTTGGGCATATACAGCCAATGTTGGTAAATTGTACATTTTGGTTTTTCGAGCATATAAAGATAGATTGTACAATTTGGCTGGATTTCGTGTTAGCATAATCTTTTCAGTATCATAATACCAGCTTCTTAAGCTACAGAATTTAAATGTCGTTGGGTCTCCGATTTCTAAGAATTTGTTTATCTGGCCAATCCCGTACACTCTGTTATCATATTCCGGTTCGCCTGGTTTGGGTTTAAATTTGGACAAAAAGTATCGTTCATAGGCCAACCGTATTAATTCATCGACAATATTAGTCCTATACATTACGGAG